GATAAGATCCGCAAGAATGCAAACCTCTTTACCAACGAAGAGCTCCAGTACGTCATCGAGCGAGATGCACAAAAACGAGCTCTCGGTTCGAGGGACGAGCGTAGCGCCGATGAGAAGTTCGAGCTCGCAATGAAGCGTATGGCTCAGATTGGTGATATTGCCGCAAATGCCGGTAAGGTCCTTTCTGCTGCAAAGATCGGTGCTGACATCCTTACCTCCGTTAAGACGGCTAAAGTGAAAGACCTTGAGATGGAGGACAAGCGGCTTTCTGCCATCAAGACCGAATGGGAGATGCGTTTCAAGGGTCGCGAGGATACTCCTGAGTCTCGTCAGTTCATCAATGATGCTGTCAACAATCAGCAGTACAAACCGTCTAAGGCCGAGAAGAAAGTCGACAAGGCCGCCAACAAGAAGCGCATTGAAGAACTCAAGGAGTCTCCGCTTGACAAGAAGGAACGAGAACTCTACGAGAAGGCTCGTAAGGAAGATCTTAGAAACGCTAATAAGCAGCTTAACCAGCAGATTAAAGACCGCAAGAAGTCTGAGCGCGATGAGTTCCTTGGCAAGTTTAAGAAGGATAAGGACGGGTCTGATGACCAGCAGAAGAAGACTGACAAGTCGATTAAAGACTTTGCTAAAGGACTTGACGTTGATGAGGCATGGCAGAAGATTAAGAAAGATACCGCCGCTCAGCAGGAAGCAAAGCGTCAGTTCGGCGAGCTGAATAATGGGTGGGAGTCGAAACCTTACAAGGATACGGTTAAGACGTCTTATACAGCGGATGGATCTAGCTGGGCTGAGTCGTTCCTATCTTCCGGCAAGTCTTGGGACACGTATACCGCTCAGAAAGGCTGGCAGGTAACCCCGAGAAAAAAAGTAGTCGCCACTAACAGAACAGAGACTGGCAATGTTAGTGGTCGTAATACAGAGCCAGTCTCTGAACGTACACCAGATGAACGGGCACAGCGTATAGCCGCAATAAGGAGTGGTGTTGTCGTCGGAGCGAGAGCGAACGGCCGGGACTACACGTTGCCCAGTAGCAGAACCTCTTGGAGTTCAAAGCCAGCCCAAAAGATCGAATCTGAGAGAGAAACCTCATCTGGTAGATCTTACGTGCTTTCTGGTAAGGACAAATGGTCTTCGAAGCCGGTTTCGTCTTTGCCGAAAACGCCGATATGGGCTTCCTTGGACATTGACGCACAACTTAGCGGCAAATACGGAGGTATCGCTCCTGTAAAAATAGGAATAGCAAGCCGTAGCCGCGGAAAAGCTCGAGAAGCGGCTCTTTACCGTGAAACGCGTATGAGGAACATACAAAACAAAATGGAAAGCGCCTTTGCTCCAAAGAAAACAGAACGAACCTCGTACTCAGGAGCAGGATCTTCATACGCGAAGCTCCAATCTGAGGCAAGAAGACTCGCTAGCGATTATGCGTACTACACAGAGGTCGCAAGACGTGCTGGCAAATCCATAGGATCTGTAATGCCTCCAGAACTCAATAATCGCCTGTGGGATATTACCATGGAAAAGGGGCCTGTAGCAAACGCTCTATTCGATAAATATTACCATAAGTTCTCCCCATATGCATAAAAGGCGAGGTGATAGCAACGAACGAATTAACGAAACAAGCCTTATACCATAGTTTTAATTCCGAACTCTATCACTATGGTAAAGAAGGCATGCGGTGGGGGTTCAGACGGTATCAGCCGTACTCCCAAGGTTACGATGCAGAGCGACGAGGAATTTTTCTTGGGTCTCACAAGTCAAAGAACGCGTATCGTTATACCGACGGTAAAGACGCGATGTCGTATCTAACAGGTAAACGTTCAGCCTACGACGAAGTTCGACGCGGCGGCGATGCTGCTTACGCAATCAAGCAGAAGTTAAAAGCCAAAGCCTCTGACGCAAAGTCCTCGTTTGATAAGTGGAATCGTTCAGTTCCGCAATACAGTGAAGTGGCTGCCGATCGTCTCAAGAAAGATACGATCAGACTTCAAAATGAGGCCAGTTCCTGGAAAACGAAGCTATATGAGGCGCAAGATCAGGCTCGTAAAAACGCAATGCGTCGATCGTTTAATGAGCAGACGCTAGCTGAGAATCGTGGCGATAGGCAAACTGCTAAACGTATCGAGGAAGAGCGGCTAACAAAAGGATACGATAAATACTATACCGATCGGGAGAACGAGATTATCTCAAGTCTTGAACGGATCGCATCGAAATACCAGGGTAAAAGTGACCTTGCTGCCCGCCGATACTTCCGATATGAAGAACGCGGGTCATCGCCGCAGACAAAACTCGGTCAGTATGAACAGGCGATTAAGAATCGTCTTGAGGATGCAAAGAGCTATATAAAGTCTTATGGAAAGACATTTGCAAAGCTCATGACAACAGACGTGTCCGATATACCGGACGCTTCTAGCAGAATGAAGTATCAAAAGCAGATCGATGACATTACGAAGAAAGCGTTTAAGATGCGTTCTGCACAGAATCTTACAGCTGCCATGAAGCAGTCTCGGATGGACATCGATAAGGACCTGGTCGCATATTTTAGCGGCCAACGCGAGATTCTCCCAGTAGAGTCTATTGCGGCGCAGTTCTTTGGTAAGAGCATCTTTGAGTACGATGCCGATTAATCCGAAAGGAGGAAGCTTTCTAAATGAATGAATTATGTCTAATGGCCATTCATGCTAATTACTCCGATACGCTCCAGCACCATGGCGTTCAAGGTATGAAATGGGGTGTCAGACGGTATCAGCCGTATCCTTCTGATTATGTAGGAAAAGGCAAATACGTTGGTAAGTCGTCTACGCAATCTGGTGAAAAGCCGACTGTGAGAGAGGCCATACGAAATAAAGCGAAATCATGGCACGCATCCGCTAGAGGCAATAATCTTTCCCAGGAACGACGGTTTGCAAATAGGGCTCAGAGATGGCATTCTCATGTCCAGAAACGTGCTCAGAGGAAGTACGACAGAGCCGTGAAGAAAGGAAACGAGGCCGAAATCGCCGAACGTGCATTAAGGCTTGAAACTGAGAATAAGGTGCAGGAGAGTCTTAAAAAGTTGCAGCAGGATTACACAAACCGAATTCAAGCAGCCTTTGCTGTTGGGAAGAAAAACTCCAATATCGTTTACGGTCTTAATAAGATCAATTCGGCGGTTCGAGATTTCTTTAACGATTTTCCGGTAATTCCCGTGATGTCGCTTGGCTCGTTTCTTGGTAGTCAGTCATCGAGAAGAGCAGTTCAGAGCGCAATTGAAGAATCCAACATTTTGGGCAAAACGCTTGACGAGGTTATCCAGGATAATCTGAAGACTGCAATGGCAGACCAGAGAGTTCAAGGTGCTCTCTCCGGAGGCGGCTATCACTAAATAGAGGTGAACCCATGATAAGTAACACTGCTACCCCGATTTACTATGGGCAGTTTCGGGACGCGGTGTTGCGCCTCGAGATCCCTGTCTGTAAGGAAATCGCAATGCAAATGAACCGCATTGATAAACGTATAGATAACCCTCGTTACTATTACAACGATCATGCGATTCAAGGTTTTGTAAAATTCTGTGAGACGGAACTCACACTTGTAGACGGCTCTGATTTCTGGATGCTGGACTCATTTAAGCTGTGGGCTGAAGACCTTTATAGCTGGTACTACTTCGTTGAGAAGTCTGTATGGTGCCCGACACAAGACGGTAAGGGTCGATATGTGAGACGCAAAGTCCGCATCCGCCTTACCCGCAAGCAGTTCCTCATTGTTGCAAGAGGTGCTGCAAAGTCGATGTACATGAGTTGCATCCAGAACTACGAGCTGTTAATCAACCGTGCAACCACCGACCAAATCGTTGTCGCCCCGACTATGCGTCAGGCGGAACAAACACTCGGTCCGATCCGCACAGCGATTACGAAAGCTCGTGGCCCAATCTACAAATTCCTTACAGAAGGAAACCTGCAAAATACATCTGGTTCCAGAGCGAATCGACAGAAACTCGCGTCCACAAAGAAGGGTATCGAAAACTTCCTGACGAATTCCATCGTTCGAATCCTGCCGATGAGCATCGATAAACTTCAGGGTCTCTCTTGCTATGTCGCGACGGTTGATGAATGGCTGTCTGGTGACGTGAAAGAAGACCCGATCGGTGCAATCGAGCAGGGTGCATCGAAGCTTGACGACTATATCATCATTGCCGTCAGCTCTGAGGGCACTGTGAGAAACGGTCCTGGAGATACAATCAAAATGGAGCTCATGAAGATCCTCAAGGATGAATACCAAGCGGATCATGTCTCTATTTGGTGGTATAAACTCGATGACATCAAGGAAGTAAACGACCCGGCAATGTGGGTGAAAGCGAATCCGAACATCATTGCTCTTGACAAGTTTGAAGAGTACGAACGCGACAAGCAAAGAGCAGAAGCGAATCCCTCTGCACGAAATGATATTCTAGCAAAGAGATTCGGTCTCCCAATGGAAGGTTACACTTACTTCTTCACTTATGAAGAAATCAAATGTCATCCGAGACGCGACTTCTGGTCCATGCCTTGCGCGCTTGGTGCCGATATGTCACAGGGCGATGACTTCTGTGCGTTTACGTTCCTCTTCCCGCTGTCCGATTTCACATTCGGTGTGAAGGTGCGGTCTTACATCACGTCTCGTACACTCTATGCTCTGCCGCTTGCAATGCGTAGCAAGTACAACGAGTTTTTAGATGAAGGGTCCCTTATCGTTATGGAAGGCTCTGTGCTTGACATGATGCAGATCTACGAGGACCTTGACCAGCACATTATTGACAGCGGTTACGAAGTAAATGCGCTAGGATTTGACCCATACAACGCTCGAGAATTCGTTGAGCGGTGGGAACGAGAGAATTCACCCTTTGGCATCGTGAAAGTACCGCAAGGTGCAAAGACAGAATCCGTTCCGCTTGGCGAGCTTAAAAAACTTGCTGAGGACAGAAAACTTCTATTCGATGAGTCGCTCATGAACTTCTGCATGGGTAACTGCATCACGATGGAGGACACAAACGGCAACCGTAAGCTCCTTAAGATGCGACGCGAGCAGAAGATCGATAACGTTGCAGCTCTGATGGACGCTTACATTGCCTACAAAGCGAACAAGGACCAGTTTGAGTAATATTTTCAAGGTGGTGATGAGTTGAACGAAATGAGTCTCACCCTCGTGCATCATGGCATCCTGGGACAGAAATGGGGTGTCAGACGCTTCCAGCCGTATCCGAAGGGGTACACGGGAAGCGGCAAGTTTACACCGAAGCAATTATCGACAGCAAAGTCCAAACGTCACAACGTCATCGCCGAAGCAACACTTGCCGGTAGAGCTCGGAAGTCTGCTGCGAAAGCTTACGCCAAAGCAAAGTCGAAGGATCTCATTGAGAACACAAAAGACTCTGGTAAGGCGCTTAAGAAGGCCGAGCGTGACTTTGACTTCTGGGATAAACATTACAAGAAGCTTGAGACAAGAGCGGCTAATACAATCGAGAAGCTTCAGAAGCAATACGGCAAGGAAGCTATTGCTGATATCCCTTACAAAGACAGTACGATCGAAGGTAAAGTCTTCACCACGAAAGAAATGTTCAAACGTGGTGGTATCGCCGCAGGTCTTATCTTAACAGGACCGTTTGTGCCAGGACCTGGCGCTGCGATGGCGATCATGGCAATGCCGTCAAAGACAGTCGCTGCGAAGAAGTACAAGACTGATATTCAGCGAAAAGCCGGACGTGAACAGACTGACATCATCGAGAAAGGTTTTGACGAAGGACAGCAAATGATCGAGAAGATCAAAGAAACTGCAAAGAAGAAACTCGGGAGGCCATAACCTATGCCAATACTTGATAGATTAGTAAAGGGCTGGAACGCGTTTATGGGGCGCGAACCGCCGCGATACGATTACGGTTACGCATCATCTTATAGACCAGATAAAGCGGTTCTATCGAGAGGCGTTGACCGTACAATCATCTCTGCGATTTACAACAGAATTGCTCTTGATGTCGCAAGTGTTGATATTCAACACGTGAAAGTCGATCAGAACGAAAACTTCAAAGAAAAGTACACCGCTTCTCATTTAAGCGAGGCGTTGACCTTTGAAGCGAACCTCGATCAGACTGGCCGAGAATTCATTCAGGATCTCGTCCTTTCTATGTTTGACGAGGGCGTCGTTGCGGCTGTCCCTACAGATGCCGATCGTAACATCTTGAAGGGGACGTTCGATGTTATGGAACTGCGAGTCGGTAAGATTATGCAGTGGTATCCAAAACACGTAAAGGTTAGAGTTTACAATGAAAACACCGGCTTAAAGGAAGATCTAACCCTTCCAAAACAGTCTGTCGCAATCATCACAAACCCACTTTACGCTGTCATGAACCAGCCGAACTCGACTCTTCAGCGACTCATCAAGAAACTTACGCTCCTTGACGCGATCGACGAGCAGACTTCTGTTGGCAAGCTTGATCTTATCATCCAGCTCCCTTATGTCATTAAGACGGAGCAAAGACGGGAACAGGCCGAAAAGCGCAGACGAGACATTGAGACACAACTCGCGGGCAGTAAGTACGGTATCGCCTATACGGATGGTACGGAACGGATCACGCAGCTCAACCGATCGCTCGACAACAACCTCATGACCCAAATCGAATACTTGACTAGTATGCTATATAGCCAGTTAGGAATTTCGAAGGAAGTCTTTGATGGTACTGCCGATGAGAAGACGATGCTGAACTATCAGAACCGTACACTGAGTCCGATTCTCACAGCGATATGCGAAGAAATGACCCGCAAATTCCTGACGAAGACCGCACGTTCTCAGGGGCAGCGCATCAAGTTCATGCAGGCTCCGTTCAAACTCGTGCCGGTTAGTCAGATTGCAGACATCGCAGATAAGTTCACGAGATCTGAGATCCTCTCTTCGAATGAACTCAGAGCGATTGTTGGCTTTAAGCCTGTCGATGATCCGAAGGCTGATGAACTTCGTAACTCGAACTTGAACGAATCGCCTGATGCTCCAGCCCCTGCGTCAACTAACGAAGACGCCGGCACATCACAAGAGCGTTCGGCAGGGCCGGGTGACAGTTCGGAAGAGGGGCAAGACACAAGCGGTCTCCCTCCAGAAATCTTATCGTTCATCGAGCAAGTAAAAGCTAACAACAAATCAAAATGAAGGAGGAAATAGCACAATGGCTAAATACGACTTTAGTGGTTATGCTACTCGGAATAACATCCGTTGCTCTGATGGCAGAACCATTAGACGTAATGCGTTCATTGACAATGATGGTGCAACGGTACCGCTGGTATGGAACCATCGTCACAATGAACCGAGCAATGTGCTTGGTCATGCCCTGCTGGAAAACCGTGATGACGGTGTTTATTGCTACGGCAGTTTCAACGATACAGCAGAAGGCCAGAGAGCGAAGTCTCTTGTGACCCATGGCGACATTAAGCACATGTCCATTTATGCAAATCAGCTCCGTCAGACTCCGGATGGCTCCGTCATGCACGGTAACATCAGAGAAGTCTCCCTTGTGCTCGCAGGCGCAAACCCGGGTGCATACATCGAGACCCTCGACATCCAGCATGCAGATGACCCGGATTACGATGAAGAGTATGATGGCATCATCTTTACTGATCTTAATCTTGAGTTAGCGCACGCTAGCAAGGACGAGGATACGGAGAAGAAGGAAAAGCCCGACCTTAAGGAGATTAAGATCGTGGCCGAAGAAGAGGACCTTACGAAGGCTGATGATGAGCCTAAGAAGGAAGAAAAGGCTGAGACCTCTGAAGAGAAGGACGATACCGATGCGGACGAGCCGGACGAAGAGGACGAAGATAACAAGTTGAAACACGCTGATGAATCTAAGAAGGAGGACAGCAACATGGCAAATTCCGAGAAGACTGTACAGGACGTTTTCAACGAGCTCACTGAGGAGCAGAAGAACGTCGTTTATTTCATGATCGGTGAGGCTCTTAAGGCTAAGGGCGGTTCCGATGAGGCAAAACATTCCGATGACGATTACGATGAGGAGGATACCCTTATGCACACTAATGTATTTGAAGACCAGAAGAAGAGTGAGTTCCTGGCACACGCAGAAGCTTTCTTCTCTGAGGAGAGCACAGCTAACATCTTCAAGGATGCAAAGCGTCTCGGTTCCCTGAAGGACGCTGTCCTGGAGCACGCAGCAGCTAACAACATCGTTGATGAGAATGGAGATCCGGCTATCGACTGGCTGTTCCCGGATGCAAAGACTCTGGAAAACACTCCCGAGTGGATCAACATCAAGCAGGAATTCGTAACCGAGTTCATGTCCCGCGTCAAGAAGAGCCCGTTCAGCCGTGTTAAGACCATCTTCGCTGATATCACCGAGGCTGAGGCACGTGCGAAGGGTTACACCAAGGGTAACAAGAAGATCGACGAGGTCTTCAAGCTCCTGAAGCGTACTACGACTCCGACCACTGTCTACAAGAAGCAGACCATCGACCGTGATGACGTGATCGATATCACCGATTTCGACGTTATCGCATGGCTGAAGGCGGAGATGCGTGTCAAGCTGGATGAGGAACTGGTTCGTGCGTTCCTCGTTGGCGATGGCCGTTCTGATATCGCTCCCGACAAGATCTCTGAGACCAACATTCGTCCGATCTGGACCGATGATGACCTGTTCACCATCAAGGCTAAGATCGGTGTCCCTTCTGATGCTGATGACGATGTTATCGGCAAGGCTGTTATCCGCGGCGCAATCAAGGCTCGTAAGGACTACAGAGGTTCTGGTAATCCGATCCTCTTCACCACCGAGGACGCTCTGACCAACATGCTCCTTCTGACCGACTCCACTGGTCGTGACCTGTACGATACTCCGGAGAAGCTCGCAACCAAGCTCCGCGTCTCCAAGATCGTCACCACCGAGATCATGGAGAACCTCACCCGTACGGTTGCTACTCAGGGCGGCGGCAGCGAGACCCGTACTCTCTACGGCATCATCGTCAACCCGACCGACTATAACGTTGGCGCTGACAAGGGCGGCCAGGTTGCTCTGTTCGACGACTTCGATATCGACTACAACCAGATGAAGTACCTGATTGAGACCCGTTGCTCCGGTGCTCTGGTGAAGCCGTATTCTGCAATCGCGCTTGAGGTAGTGGTAAACCCTACCTGAACCTGACTGTGGATGACACTATTCCGGATGGTGTCTCGCTTCTTGGTAAGGAGCTTGACGACCTGCAGTCAGGTGTTGGCGTCGGCGGTTCCGACATTACCGGCACTCTGAAGTACGTGACTGGCTATACTGGTTTCAGTGGCGATCCTGCTGAACAGTCTGGTCATTACCTCGTGCTTCACATCGATACGGATGTTGAAGGCGCAACAATTCAGGTTGAGCTCATCGGCGGCAAACATGGTCCCGTTACGCTTGATTCTGACCGCACTCTCATCAGCCGTATCAGCAACAAGTCTCAGAAGATCAAGATCACAGCTTCCAAGGAAGATTATCCGACTGTCACGAAGACCTACACGCTTGGCGGCCTGACTCTTGCGCCTGCTGAGAACTGAGTTTCGTTTAATCCAATCAAAATGGGGTGAAAGTAGGTATGAAGTTCTTCGGAACGATTGGTCTCTTCACGCAAACTGAGACCGCTCCCGGTGTATGGGAGGAACGAATCGTAGAAAAGGAGTGCTACGGGGACGTTGTCAGGGATAACCGTAGGTTTCAGAACCGCTCCCAGCTCAACGATGATATTACGATCTCCAATAGTTTTTCTATTGTTGCTGACAAAGAGGCCTACACCTACTTTCACAACATTAGATACGTCAATTACATGGGGACGAAGTGGAAAGTGGAGTCGGTCGATGCATCGAATCCGCCCAGACTGATTCTCGATGTAGGAGGTGTTTATAACGGGTGATCCCTATAACTCGTTATAAGAACTTGGAAGGAAAGGAGGGCTTGCTATGCCGGACGAACCGATCGCGAGTGGAACTGAGGGATCCGTAAATTCTCAGGGAGACTCGGCGTCTAGCAACGAAGACGTGATTTCGGAAGTTGAACGCCGCAGACGTTATCTGCATCAAAAGATTTTGGACTTTACCGGGAGACCTGCGTACTTCGTAGCACCCTCTTCTCCGACCAAGTCCATCAAGCTTGAATACCCGTGTACGGTTTACACACTCTCTGACATTCAGTCGATATACGCTGATAACAAGAACTATGTAAACCAGAGACGGTACCAAATAACGTACATCACGAAATCTGCTATCGACGATCATATCGACGAGTGGCTGACGCATTTCGATGGTATGCGTTTTTCAAGACATTTTACTAGTGACAATCTAAACCACTACATCTACGACTACTACTTCTAAAAAGGAGGAAACAAACCATGGCAAAACTTCAGTGGGATCAGGCTGGCGAACGCCTGTATCAGACTGGTGATAAGAACATGGCGCTGTTCGTGTTCAATTCCACCTCTAAGACCATTGACGGCGAGACCACCAACTACTACAATGGTGTCGCTTGGAATGGTATCACAGCTATCACTGAATCTCCGTCTGGTGCTGAGCCGACTGATCTGTGGGCCGATGACACAAAGTACGCAACGATGAGATCTGCTGAGCAGTTCGGCGGTACGATCGAAGCTTACACCTACCCGGATCTTTGGGAGCAGTGCGACGGTTCTATCACAACGAACGGTGTTACTGTTGGCCAGCAGGGTCGTAAGGCATTTGGTCTTGCGTACATTACCACAGTTGGCAACGATACCGAGCTGAACGACTACGGTGAGAAGCTGCATCTTGTGTATAATGCAACTGCAAACCCGTCCGAGCGTTCCTACGCAACCATCAATGACTCTCCGGAAGCTATCACGTTCTCTTGGGAGTTCACGACCACCCCGATCGATGTCGGTGAGGGTTACAAGAAGACCGCTCTTCTGACAATCGATTCCAAGAAGGCAAATGCTGACAAGTATGCTGCTTTCAAGAACAAGGTGTTCGGTTCCGATAGCCGTGACGAGTCGGCAGGCGGTGCTTATCTTCCGCTCCCGGCAGACGTTATCGCTTTCTTCGGTGGCGCAAATGTCTATACGTATACCGTGCAGTCCACAGAACCGGATGACTGGGATTCGAACTATATGGATTACTACACCAGATCTGGTGAGTCTCCGAACTATGTGTTCACCCAGGTAGGTTACCAGGGTCCTACTGCCCCGACCTTCGTGGCTGCCACGTACTACAAGAGAACGATCCCGACAACGTAATTCAAAATGAGCCCCTTTCCTGCAACATGGCGAGGGGCTCTACCCTTATGTGAAAGGAGTCTTTGCAATGCCGACAGTTATTGGCAGCTCCAGCCCTGTCCAGAAGCCTGAAAAGAAGGTTTTTGGCAACAAACAGAATAAGAAAAAGCGCGACTTCTTTGTAGAGACTACAGAGGAGAAAGCTTCTGAATCCAAAGAAGAAACCAAAGAGGAGTGATATTTATGCCCGAGATTCCAGGTAGAGATGAACAGATCTTGACGGCTATTATTAACGGCACAGAGTATACAAAGGTTCCGCAATCGCGAATCGAATACCTGCTGTTGCAACTGAAAGCCCTTATCGAAGGTGGACTGGGAGTCTCTGATTACACAGAACTCGACAACAAGCCGCAAATCAATAGCGTAACATTGATCGGCAACAAGACTCTATCTGATCTCGGCATTGTCAATCCTATGATGCTGATGGGACGAGTCGATACCGTTGCAGATCTCAGTAACATCCAAGACCCGCAGACCGGTTGGGTTTACCTTGTAGGCCTCATAACTGATCCAGCGTTCTCTGAGTATGTCTATACGGCTCAGAACACATGGGAGTTCATGGGTTACAACACCATCGTTATCGATTCGTCTTTGAGCACCACCTCCGAAAACCCAGTCCAGAACAAAGTCATCACCGGCGCTCTCGACGGTCTCGTCTCCTACGACAGCACTAACGCAAAGCTGAAGAAGACAGTCAGTGGCGTAACGTCCGATGTTATGGCAGTCGACACCACACCGACCGCCAACAGCAAAAACCCGGTAACGTCTGGTGCAGTGAATGCCGGCCTTGCTCTCAAAGCGGACCTTTCCATCCTGACACCGATATCTGAGTCTGCTTATGAGGCCCTCACGACTTATTCTAATCCCCTGTACTTCATTTACGAGGACACGGTATAAGGAGGTAATACTATGCTAAAAGGTATTGTCTCTGGCGGTCCTGTGGACATCGTAAGGATTGCGATGAAGGGGAGAAATTTGTTTGATATAAATGGCTTGTCGGACGGAGTGGAAGGGTATTATGTTCAAGCGAACGGAACGGAAGCAAAAAACGGACCGTGGCGTATTACCCAATATATTCCGGTTCATGGCGATTATGTAACTTTGTATGGTCCTACTGGAAACGCGCCTGCAATTTGTGCATACGATGAAAATAAGCAATTTATCAGAGGCGTAAGCTATAGCAACACGATAAGTACAACAATATCAATAGAGGATGCATCTTATGTTCGATTCTCTCTTATACCGACATCAACGCAGCACGCGGAAGCAATGCTGAACTACGGTCAAACCCCTCTCCCCTACGAACCCTACGGTATGCAGCAGGGTTGGGAAGTGAGAGACCAGCAGGGCACCATTCTCTGGGGAGCCGACAAGACCCTCACTGGCACCGACTCCATCTCATTCAAAGGCTACGGTCTGCCCCTCAAGTCCTGCGAAATCGAAGCCAATATGGAGCAGGCCGCAACTCAAGCCTACTCCATCGAGGGCACCAGCTCCATTGACTACCAATCCGACGGCACAGCTATCGCCCTCCAGATCGTGGGCAACGAGACGCAGACCGGCACCCCAACCCCGACCGTACCGATTACGCCGAGTGAGTGCGGGGAGAGGACGGGGAATTTGTATCCTTTGACCAATGCAACTAACACTATAAACAGCGTTGTTTGGACAATCGAAAATGGTACGATAACCGGATCTGGAATAACTACAGCACCAGGCCAAGACTCTGATGCCGTTATAGTTTTCAACAATACAATACGAAGAAGTGGAAACTATATTAACTATTGCCACATTCAATCTGGTTATGCAATTAAACCAGAAGCCGGAACATATACATTCTCTTGCACAGCAAGCACAACTGATACAAACAGAATAGCATTAGTAATCGGTCCTGATGATTCTTATGTTGCAAACAATAGTGCAAGAAAAATTGCAGTTGGAGAAACATTTTCAGTTGACGGAAGCGAGTATGTAATGCTTGTTGTTTCGTCTACAAAGAGCATCGATCAATACTCTTTTGCAAACATTATGCTCAACCTCGGCTCCACCGCCCTCCCCTACAAACCCTACGGCTACAAAATCCCATTCACCAACGGCCAAACAAGTTACAATGTGTACTTGACAGAGCCGCTGAGGAAGATCGGGGATTACGGAGACACCGTGTCAAGTGACGGGACGGTGGTGAGGAGGATTAAGAAGCTGGTGCTGACGGGCACGGAGACAATGGGAGACGTTGCGACACCTGACGCGAACAGAACATCTTTCCGAGTAAGTATACCCAGTTTGGGGATGTATAACACTCCCGGTATCTGCACTCACCTCGAATGGAAAGGTTCATATGAATCAACCGACTACAATAGAATCGTATATAGTATATCATCTACTTTCTATATGTCATTAGATAATGCATTATTATCAGAAGCGGGAAATATAGATTCTGTCAAAGCATATTTCACCTCACAATATAATGCTGGTACCCCCGTCACCATCTGGTACGTCCGCGAAACCCCAGTCTCTGGCACCGTCACCTTCCCCACTGTCACGCCAGCCCAAGGTGCCAACACCCTGTCTGTCAACACCACGCTCGCTCCCAGCAAGACCATTCTCACCGCCACATCCGGCGTCTGGCCCGCAAACCCGATCTGGCCTGAGGAGTTTGGGGAGAAGACGGGGAATTTGCTGGATTTCACAACCGTCCAGAATGGCTCGCATGCATCTGCGACCGTAAATTCTGATGGGTTGACTATCTCCGGAAAATATTTTGTTAAATTTACATCTGTTCAGTTCACCGTTGGTCAGACGTATTCGATGTCGTGGAATGTGAGCGACATTACTGGCTCAGTAGATCCAAAATGGAGATTCCATTACACCGACGATACATACTCTACTGCAAAGTCGGTTAATACATCACAAACGGTAGAGAAAGAAGTGAGCGAACTTCTACTCTACATCAACTTTGGCAGCGACGGTGACAGTTCTGCAAAGTTTTCCAACATCATGCTCAACTCCGGTAACCAAGCCCTCCCCTACGAGCCCTACGGCAAGTACAAAATCCCCATCACCAATGCCGGCACGACCTACAACATCTTCCTGAACGAGCCGCTGAGGAAGATTGGGGATTATGCGGATAAGGTGCGCTCCGATGGTGTTGTGGAGAGGAAGATTAAGAAGCTGGTGTTGGATGGGACGGAAGCTTGGAATAATATCGTAGGAAGCGGCACCGAATCAAGAACTTTTATAACTATTAATAGTGCTGCTGTCGGAATGTGTACGCATTATGCATTTGGTAATGCGCAGAATGTCAACGAATTCGACCTTGCAAGTGGCATTTATCTAAGATTTAACGTTTCAGGTATTGCAACTACAAGAGACGAATGGAAAGCCTATCTCGCTTCCGAATACTCCGCCGGTCGTCCTGTAGAGGTCTGGTATGTCTTAAATACCCCCACAACCGAATCCATCACCGCACCCGAAATCGCAACGATACAGGGCACCAATACTCTGACGGTTGATACCTCTCTCAGCCCGTCAAGCACAGAGATTACGCTCCATGCAAAGCCGATTCGTTTCGGTTTCAAAATCGACAAGACCAATGACAACTCAGATACTGCGGTGACCTATATATACGATGCTGTGACTATGACTCCGGCTGCTATGAACTTCGCAACCGACGAATTTAATTACGGCTCATGGGAAAACGTCTGGTTTGTTAAAGATGCATACCCAGTCGCTCTGAATCTCGATGGAACCGAAGCCTACCGCTTGGATCCCAATGACTACACTAAAAAGTCTAATGGTGCACCATCTGATATCCAGTTTGTCCTGCTCACAGAAGTCCCTTCTGACTGGTCAACACAGTGGAAGCAGTACTATACAAAGGACGCAAATGACAATTACGAGCTGAATTCTCAAGACTCAGCTCCGACCTTTGCAACCGACACCTATTATAAGCTGACCTATAACTCCTCGTTCACAGGCAACTTCATGATGGCGTTCCCGAAAGTTTGGTTCTACAGGCACGAGGATTCCCAGTACAACTACATCGAGATCAGTAACCAGAAACTGTCTGATGACTGGAAATGTTACGCTCACATCAACGCAAGCGGTCAGGAAGTGGATTTCATTTACCTGCCGCTGTTCAAAGGTGTCATCAAGGATTCGAAGCTCCGGTCACTCCCGGGTCAGATTCCGCAAGGTGGTACAAGCGGTACGACTGAAGTAAACGCTGCGACAGCTCTCGGCTCTCGTTGGCAGATCTGGGATCACTCAAGCGCTGAGCTTATCAATGACCTGCTTACGCTGATGTCCAAATCAATCGACAGCCAAGGCAGATTCGGTCAGGGTAGATCTACTGGTTACAATTCGACGGATACTGTGACTTATGGAAAACTCCAGTCCGGTACACTTATCAAGAAAGGTAAGTTCCATGGATACAGCGCCACGACGAAAGAAGTTAAGGTCTTTGGTATCGAGGGCTTCTGGGCGAACAGATGGGATAGACTGCAAGGCATGCTGCTTGTGAATAACGTATGGAAAATCAAAATGACTCCGCCATACAACTTCACTGGCACAGATTTCGTAACACTCTCGAACGCAGAGGTTCCAACAGGAAACGGATATCTCAGCAAAGTCCAGTCATCCGAGTACGGCTCCATTCCGGCTTCCGTCGCAAACGGCTCGTCTACCAAGTACTTCAAGGACTACTTCTACAAGACTGTGACCGATACTCGTGTCGCGATTCGCGGTGGCAGCTGTGTCAACGGCGGTTATGCTGGTTTCCGTTATGTTGTCGTGAACCATGCCGCTTCGACGTCGTACTGGTACATTGGGGCTTCGCCGGTTTATAAATGAGACTCGTTAGAGTCGAACATATGCCCGTCAGGGCTTAGAAGAGGCGTTAGCCGATTCTTCATAAGAGAGGGGTTCGGGGAGACACATCTCCCTGACGTAAAAGCTATTCTAGGGATTATGGATGCGCCTCGTGTCGCGATTCGCGGTGGCAACTGTAACAACGGCGGTAATGCTGGTTTCCGTTATGTTAACGTGAACAATGCCGCTTCGACGTCGTACTGGAACATTGGGGCTTCGCCTGTTTCTCGTAACAACAATATAGCAAATACCGTGCATCCATAATTCCTTACCCCTTGGTAAAAATGAACTTCGTCAAAGCCGCTTAGTAGGCTTTCTAACATTCTCGAAAGGCGGTACATACGAAAAACCGATGAAACGAATAGGCTATCT